ATTTGATGGCATTCACCAATTGTAATTTTACATTGGAGTGCACACCTTCCCTCACAAACCTATTGGCTGGTGAGTTGGGCGAGAAAATACCAACTGTACTCAATTTCCTTTTGGAAATAAGTCGTTTGGTAATATCTCATCAAATCTTTTGGTAAAGATCGTAGTCTCATCCTTGAAGGTAACCCCGCACCTCAGGTCCTATGTACCATAAACCACTACGCGGACCGATATATGAAGCAAGGCGTAAGATTACACCTACATGTGAGAATTTCACTACACTTCCCATCTTATTTTTAGGTAATTTAAGATAATTTATTCCATTCTTGAATGTAGTATTGGACCATAGTTTAGAAAATAGAGACAGGAGATTATTAGGAGTAATAAAAGGGATAGAAATTCCTCTTACACGCCTCTTAGCTCTTGATCTAATTTCCTTACGTGGTTTAAGCCTAAATACGAGAGGGAATTCTTTATCTCAAAGTTCCTTAAGAACAGATGAGAGGAAAGCTGGATTTCTCAATGTTAAAAGTATATTCTTAGCACCAAGCGGACTTATATTTATCCGTGTGACAGTGAAAAGCTTCTTTGCAAATTCAAGAATACCACCATCAAAACCTTTTATCGGATTAACTTCTACACCTAAGTATTGAAGTAACCCTCTATATGTTTTTGAGACCTTCTTGTTAGCGATTGCAACATCGTCACCAAGAACCCCATAAAGGTTACTTGGTTTCACTTTGTTCCGGTTCATTGCTATGTGAACCAAGACATGATTTGTCAAGGCTAACATCGCAAATGAAGAGTAAGCCCCCATAGGTTGACCTACACTATAACGTATAGGCCCATCCGTGGTGTTTCACTCCCGGTCAAGAACAAGTTTTCATAACGTACCAGGGTAACCTAATATATTTAGAATTTGTGCTTGAACATCTACTGGCAAGCGATCTGTTGCAGCTGTTAGATCTAAACTTTGTACAGTAGGACATTTCATCACTTTTGTAACTCGTACTACCCTTTGATTACCTTGACCTTTATTGGTCATAGTTTTCTCAGGTAAGAACTTGAAAACAAATTGTCCCCTAGAAGCCTCATTTAACCCAGTATTAGACGGTTGCCTTGAATCCGTACCATTAGATTTTCCCAAAAGTGCATTAATATGCGCGATTAGGTCTTCTTCTGATTGGATCTCCAAGACATGGTCCTTACTAGTTAATTGTGACGACGGAATCTCTTCA